AAGGGAGGTCGACGTGAACTACTTCGTGTATGCAGTCCGCCTCGACGAACGCGTGTGGTCGTGGCGGAAGTTCCTGAAAAGGAACAAGCACTCGCAGGGGCAAATGGCCTTCTACGTGGGATCCACCGGAGTCTCTATCTCCGATCGGATCAAGGCCCACATGGCTGGCAATCCAGGCAAGGGGGGCAACGACGTAGTCAGGAGGTTCTCCAGTCCCGGAGCGGAAGTGGTGTGCCTCGGCGCCTACGCAACCAGGGCCGAGGCGGAGACCGCCGAGAAGCAGGAAGCCCTGCGGATCCGGTCGCTCGGAGTGGGCGTCTGGAGCAACGAAAAGACCTGCCGCTGAAAAAGCCTTGTTTTCAGCGGTTGGCAATGTCCTGTGTAGGGCAAAGGGCAGCGTGCCCAGCCCAAGTTCGGTGTTACATCCCAGTGAGGGAGATCCAAATGAGCGTTCGCATGACCGAGTTTCCCGAGGCCAAGGCCTCCAGTCCCGCAGCCCCCACGGGCATGACGTTCGTCCGACTGGACGATGCTGCCCGGTCGATGGGCGCGCCCAGCGTGGGCGCCATGCTCGACATCCTCGACCAGATCGGACCGGCCACCGCCAGGCGGCTGGCTGACTCGATCTGGGATCGCCGGGAGGCGAAGACGTGAAGGAGTCGCTCGACTTCTCCAAGGCCGCAGACCAGCTAGGCATAATGTTCGTGTCTGCGTACTATACGGGCGTTCACCTCGTGGACAACCCGCAGTTGGTTATCGCTGGGTGCTTGCTGTACCTGGCGCTCACGGTGTTCACCGACCGCATGAAGCGCTCGGCCTGACCCGTTGGTTATCTCAACCCTGCATGCGGCCCGGCGTGGAACTTCTCCACGGCCGGGCCGCATGCGTTTCAGGAGATCGTTATGGACATCCAGTCCAATGCCGGTTTGCTGTGGGGGCGCAATACCCCCACCCGCAGGGATGCGGTTCTCGCCGCTCTCTCAGCGATCGATTCGAAGATGGCCAAGCGGCTCGGCAAGCGTGAGCCGAGTGCGAGTTGGTGCCTCATTTCTGCGTGTCGCGATATCGGGCGGGCCAAGGCCGCGAACGAGCACGGCACGCTCGATGTCCGCCCGCTCGCAAACACGAACGGGTATGAGGCCATCGTGGTTCGCCGCAAGGCGATCCAGAACGAGGAGGAGCTGTTGTTCTCGGCCAAGGCGGCCGGCGACGTCAGCGTCCTGCTCCGTGTCCACGCCAGCCTGAATGCGCTGGCGCTGGAGAAGGAGCTCGTCGACGCCTACCAGGCGAGGCGAACGATGATGAGCCCTGACCAGGTCTCTCGTTGCCTCGGCCTCGTCGTGGCCAGGCTGGGCGGCGTGCCGCTGGACGGCATCAACGTCAGCTACGTCCCGCCGCAGGAGGTCGATCGCCTGCGGACGTTCCTCGATGCGTCAGGCATTCGGCACTACCGCGTCACCACGTTCGGGATCTCGACGGATCCCGACACGGTGGCCGACGTCCTGGCTGCCGTGCGCAGGGAGTTGGCCGATGGGATCGACGCCATCGCCGACAAGGTTGAGTCCGGTGACATCAGCCGGCGGCAGGCCAAGGCCATCGCCGTCGAGGCCGACCGACTGCACGCCAAGGCCGCGGCCTATGAGTCCCAGTTCGGTGTCAGCCTCTCCGTCCTGACGGAGCAGCTGACCCGAGTTGCGAACGCCTCGGCGGTCAGCAGCCTGCTGGCCGCGAGCATCTGACGACTGTCCTGTTTCTTTGGCCCGGCTGGCGTTGCTGCCGATCGAAATCGGCCGCCAGCCGGGCCTTCTTTCCCTGGAGATTTCCATGAGTACGAATGTTGCTGCGTTCATTGCCCTGCAGGTGTGCCCCACGCTTATCTGGGGTGGAACCGGTGTCGGCAAGACGACCATCCTGATGGCTCTCGCGAAGGCCCTCAACCGCACGGGCCACCTGCTGATCGGGAGCACCCATCTCCCGGAAGACTTCAGCGGTTACCCGCACGCCGACATGGCGGCGCAGGTGATGCGCATGATGCCCACGTCGTGGGTGTCGGACTTCCGTGACGGTAACGGTTTCCTGATTCTGGATGAGTTTACGACGGTGGCGGACAACACGCTCGCTGCAGAACTCTCGCTCATCACCGAGCGGAGGGTCGGCGACGAGACGCTGCCCGAGACGACGATCATTGTCGCTGCGGCCAATCCGCCGCAGTTGGCTCCGGGCGGCAAGCCGCTCCCGCCGTCGATGCGCTCGCGATTTGTCCACTACCAGTGGCAGATCAACAGGGACGAGCTGTTCGCCGGCTACCGCAAGGGGCTGGAGTGGGGCGTGCCGGAGTTCCCGGTCGTTCCCAAGAACCACGTCGAGCTGTACCCCAAGTACGGCGGGCTGGTGGAGGCCTTCCTCCGCGGCAACCCGGATTGCCTGGAGAAGATCCCGGACTCGGACGAGACGCTCTCGTTCCCGAACCCGAGGACGTGGTCGTACGTGGTGAAGTGCCTGTCGGCCGCTGAGGCCGTTGGGTTCCAGCGCGGCAGTGCCGTGTTCGCGCAGCTCGTTATCGGCTGCGTCGGAGATGCGGCGGGCGGCGAGTTCCTCGCCTACCTGTCTCGCCTCGACTTGGTCGATCCGGCCGCCGTTCTCGACGGACGACTGACCTACACGTGGACGAATAGGCCGGACCTCAACATCTGCCTGCTCACTGGCTTGGTGAAGGAGCTGCGCTCCAACACCACTCCGGATCGGTGGGTGCGGGCCGCCGAGGTGTTCTGCGAGGTGGGCGAGCACGAGATCGAGAGTTTCTTGACCCAGTTCAGATCCCTCTGGAACCCGGCCGATGCCGCCCGCGATCCGGGCGTGCGTCCCGCCGGGTGGATGCCCGAGCAGCGGTTGCTCGGGCGATTGATGCGACTCGTTCCGCAAGGAGTGCACTGAATGAAGCGATCGCCACAACCTGTCGACGCCATGGCCCACATTGAGGCCATGATCGACGACATGATCGAGCAGGCCTGCCAGCAAGCTGGCAAACCCGAGGACCTGCGCGAGGACATCTCGCTGCTGTGTGCCGTGTTCGTGTCCGCAAGAGACTTCCTCACCGAGTCTGCGCAGAGCGCTCGGAAGGAGCTCTTCGGCAAGAAGCGCAAGAAGGAGCTGTCGAAGGATCAGCTCAAGCTGATTGAGGTGATCGAGAAGAAGCGGGAGGGCCTGCACAACATGGTCGCCCACTCCATCATCGGCCGACTGGAGGCGCTCGTCTCCCGGCAAAGGACTGACTGGATCTCCAGGAACTAGGCATGACACCTAGGCAGAAGCTGGCTGCGGCCAGGATCAAGGTCTTCGATTACATGCCGTACCTGGCTGGGTATGTGTATGGATTGAAGCAACGCGAGGTGTCGGGAACAGGAACGATTGGCGTGTCGAAAGACGGCGTCATCTTCTGGGATCCCGACTTTGTCGACGGCGTCTCCGTCGACAGCCTCACGTACGCCTTGCTGCACGAGGTCTTGCACCTCGTGTACAGGCACCACGCCAGGGCGATTGAGATCTTCGGATCCCAGCCCAGCCCAAGGATGGCATTGGCGTGGAACATCGCTGCCGATCTCGTGATCGAGCAGGCGATGAGCATGATGCGTCCGTTGCGTCCGAAGGACGGAGCGGCGCTCGGAGGAAAGGTCCCGGCCCTCGGCGTGACGCTGGATTTCCCAGCCAACCAGGATGCCGAGACCTACTACTCCTTGATCATGCGACAGTGCGGACCCGAGCCCAAGCCGCCGCCGGGTGGATCCGGCGGTGGCAAGGGCAAGAAGGGCAACAAGTCCGGCACTCCAGGTGGTGCCGGCGGGTCAAGCTCCCCCAACGGGAAGCGCGACCAGTCCTCCGACGGCAAGGAGGGCGCCCGCAAGGGCCAGTCTCCGGTCGCAGCGTCTGCTGCGCCTGGGTCTGGCGGGTCTGCAGGAGACGGTGTTCCTCGCCCGTGGGAGGAGCCCGACGAGTCTTGGCAGGCGTTCCAGGAGATCGTTGCTGCTGGCACGGCCGAGCAGGCCATGCGGCAGGCGGAGCTCCTCAATCCCGGCTCGGTGCCGGGCAACCTGCTCCAAAAGGTGGTTGCATTCCTTCGCCCGCAGCCGGATCCGTTCGCCGCCCTGAGGGCCGCCGTTGCCACAAGCACGGCGAGCCCGATCGGCGGCCGGGTCACGACCTACCGGCGAATGAGCAGGAAGCAGCCGCCTAACGTCGGCAGGTTGCGCGGGCTGCTGTCAACGCAGCCGAGCGCGGTCGTCATCATCGACACCTCAGGGTCGATGGGCGACCGCGAGACCAAGGAGCGCGCACTCCAGGTCATCGCAGATGGTCTGCGAAAGCTAAAGAACGTCAAGGTTGTGTGCGCGGACACCAAGATCCGGTCCTCACAGAGGCTGTCGTCAGTCGACAACTTCGTGTGGGCCGGCGGAGGGGGCACGTCGATGGACGTTGCACTCGATCAGGTTGACAAGGAGGACCGACCGGACAGCATCGTGATCGTCACCGATGCTGCGACCGCGTGGCCCCACCGTCAGACGCGTGCCCGTGTCGTGGTCGCGCTGACGGAGAACAGTTGCTACCGGAGCCGCATACCCTCGTGGTGCAAAGTGGTTCCCTTGTTCAAGGAGAGTAAGTGATGCCAGGCAGCCGCAAGGCCGTGGCGAATGCACGGCTTGGGATGATCGTCCAGTACATGGAGCTGGCCCGGTCGGGTTCCGACGTGGACTCGCTGATCGATTCCATGGGGTTTGCCGGCAGGCAGGCCCTCCACAACTTCCGGCATGTGATTCGGAAGTATCACGGTCTTCATCTCCCTCGCCTGCGTGGCGAGCGGGGTGGCGACAAGGCGGTGGAGGCTGCTGGTCGCATGCACGAGGACAGCTCGGCGCTGTCGTTCGTGCTCGTGGCGGGGTAGTTGGCTGGTGATTCCACGGCCCGGCGAGGGGAGGGCGTTCCTCTCCTCGCCGGGCTTTTCGTTTCTTTCCCACGGAGGTCCCATGACGGACGACGACATGACGATAGCGGAGGCATCTCCTCCGCGCACTGTGAACTACAAGAAGAAGGTGCTCACCTGGAGCGAGGCGGCCGCGATCATTGCCGCAGCTCCTCCCTCAGACAGAGTGGCTGGCGTGAGCATCGACGGCCCCAAGAGTCCGAGGTTGGTGTACAACGGCGGCGACTGCATCGCCCTCTGCGAAGCGCAGTACCGGTCTCCGATGGCGCACCTTTACCAGGGCGCCAGGGGGCTGACCAAGTACACCGTGTACACCAACTACGACGCGAGAGTCCTTCGGGCATACACTCCTCTCGACGGGAAGATGATCAAGCAGTCCCGCAGCGGCAGGAGCAGGAGATCCGGCTCCACGTACCACACGCACGGGTCTGCCTTGGGCTGGAAGCCCGGAGCATGCCCAGTGTACTCCCATGAGGGTGCGGTCGGCGGGCTCGACGAGGAGTTCATCTTGGCGCTCGACACCATGGTGTCCACGTCCGCCGATCAGGGCAAGCAGCGCGTGGCGTCCTTGTTCGCGCGGGAAGCCAGGCGTATGCACCAAGAGGTGGGCAAGATGGCCGCCATGTTCCCGGACCCGCACGTGATACCGAAGTGCAATTCCGGCCCCAGGGCGAAGACGATCCACGAGGAACGCGACTCGGCGATCGGCGCCATGAGGTGGTCTTACTGCGCGACGGTTGAGCTGCATGTCCCTGAGGACAGGTGCCGGACTCGTCTGCATGTGTACGCGTGCCAGAAGAGCCGCAGGTTCACCCACTTCGGCGGGTTGACGTACATGGTGTACGTCACGCAGGGCTTTCACAGGTACTCAACTCCGAGCGGGCCTCTTGAGAATTGGATTTACGACCGCGTCAACAAGCCCGACAGCGACTACTGCCTCCTCATCACTCCGCACCTTGACGAAGTGCTCGATCTTGTGCAGGAGTGGTGCGCGCACTCAGTCGACGTACCTGCCTGAAAGGAGGTTTCGATGGCCGTCTACGGCTACGGTCGGCATTCGACCGACAAGCAGGGCCTCACCGAAGAGGCCCAGCGGACGAAGGTTGAGGCGTACATTCGCACCCACCTACCCGACCAGGAGTACGCAGGGTGGGTGTACGACTCAGCAACCAGCGGTTCCCAGCCGCTGTTTGAGCGGCCCAGCGGCCGCAATCTCCTGACGCTGCTGCAGCCAGGAGATCATGTTGTGTGGGCCAAGCTGGATCGGGCGTTCAGGTCCGTCATCGACGGCGCCTCAACGCTCGCGATGCTTGGCGCGAGGCGCGTGTTCGTGCACTCTCTCGACCTCGGGCTCGACACGAGCACCGCGATCGGGCGATGCATCTGCACCGTCATGCTTGCGTTCGCAGAGCTGGAGAGATCGTACGCCAGCCAGCGGACCAAGGACGCGTTGCGTGTCAAGCGCGACGCCGGGAAGCCGGCCGGTGCCAAGCCCCCAATCGGCTGGCACAAGGTCGGCAAGAAACGTGACTCGTACTACGCACCAGACATGGACGAGCGAAAGCAAGTCCAGGAAATCTCGGAACTTCGGGACGCTGGCATGTCGTATGAGACCATTCAGCTGGAGCTTCGGAACGTGCGCCGACCCAATGGCCGACGATGGAACAAGAACTCCATCAGGCTGGCGGTGATGGCAGCCCGTCTCGGGTTCCCAAAATCTCACGCAGGGCGTGAACGGCCAGGCGAAGTCTCCGCCTGACCGTCTTCTGATTCAGCGATGTCATGCCCGCGATCTCTCTGATCGACATCCTGCTGAAGTATCTGCTCGCGACCAGCTGGCGAGCACCTGGTGGTAGCACGGACAGGGCGAGGCGCAGAGCTCTCTGCTCTTCCCCTGTCCGTGCATCAACCTTCTCAGCGAGCACACACGGCACCCGCGCTGGGCTGTCGTATCTCAACCTCTGGCTTCTCGCCAGCTCTTTCAGCAAGGCATTCCTGACCGCCGTGGAGAAGTAAGTCGTCGGCTTGCTCTTCGACGGATCGTACGTCTGCGTGGCCCTACACACGGCCACGTACGCCACTGACCTTGCGTCTATCCTCGCCAGTTTCTTGCGTATCCCTGGGAAAGATCTGCCCATAGCGTTGATCACGATCGGCACGATGTCGAGCACGCTCTCGGCTAGATCGCGCTCTTTTTGTGTCATCGGCCTCATTGCGCCGTCCTTGTTGCGTTTGGCCCGGTGCCATCCTGCGCGGTGATGCCGGTGATCAGTGCTTTCATTGGATGGCCTCTGTCACCACGTCGCGTCGGCAATCTGCTGGCCTGTCGTGGCTGTTGTCGCCACATCGGCAAGCCGCCCGCTTGCAAACGCCGTCAGCGCCGACGAACACGCCGTTTGCATGGCCGTCGATGTGATCGCTGCCGTCCCGGTGGTGTTGTCCACAGCGACCCCAGCAGCGACCAGAGACGCAGCAGGAACGGCGAGCGTTCCCGTTCGCGTTCCGCCAGCGTAGGAGGTTCCGCTGCGAACGTCTCCGACGGCGGGATAAAATCCCGTCGAGATCGGATCGACCAGTGTCTTCTTTGTACCAGCCGTCGTTCCTCCGACCATTTGGACGAGGGCGATGTTGGATGTCGATGGCGTGAACAGTGTGATTCCCGTGGTTGGCGGGAAACCGTTGTCGCCGTACTCGACCTCGGTGACGCGAACGCCGAACGTTGACGCAGCAATTCCCGGCTGCGTAGCGCTAGCCTTTGCTCGCGTGACAGTGTATGTGCCTGCTATCGAGATACTCAGTCCCGGCCCCGCGAGTCCACCGAACGCTGTCCCATTGATCGTTACTATCGGGTTTGTTACGGTGTTTACAGCGATTCCGGCTACACCATTGCCATACACGTTTCCTGTAACAGTGATTTGCGGATTTCCGAGGTTAAACGATATGCCTGGGCCTGCTGTTCCTGCCGAGACATCCCCAGTAATGTTGACAGGCCCAAATCCACCGTTATTGTAAATCCCGGCAGTAAGGCTGCCACCGGAACCCCCACTCACGTTGCCGGTGATGTTTAGTGTGCCACCGGCTCCGAAGTTTATTCCCGCTCCACTACTAGTTGCCGCAGCGTGAGACACTGCTCCGGTGATATTCAAAGTTCCCGCATTATGTACTATGCAAAATCCAGTTCCATTCGATGTCACCGAGCCATTGATCGTGTATGTTCCTGCGGCAGAGAACGTCATGAGGTTTGTGTTCTGGCAGATCAGATTCGCGTTCAGCGTCACGCCAGAAGCAAGCGAAAACGCGCCGCCAGCCGTGGCAGTGTTGGTGCCGTCGTTGAAGGCGTCGTTTCGGATCTGCGCGACGGTCGTGTTGACGTTGATGGCAATGGTCGAAATCCCATTCGCACACAGAACGTCAGCCGCCGTGAACGTGGCGGTTGCCGCCGTTCCGGTTGGCGTCGTCGCCCAGATCGCGCCGTTGATGTTGCCACTGGCGCGAGCGAAATACGTTGGCATGTCA